CGTCGCCCGGCAGCAGCGTCAGCGTCCCGGGGTCGAGGGTGCCGGCGATCATCACGGTGCCGTCGCCGGCGTCGGCGATCGCGAGCCACCCGCCGTCGATGGTCACGTCGAGCAGCCCCGGCGTCACCCCGAACGAGGCGGCGCGCGCGACGCCGGCCCGGCCGCCGGTCAGGGCGGTCAGCGCGAGGCGGTCGTCGAACGCGCTGTAGCGCGCCGCCTGCCCCCACATCGACCGGCCGGTCATCATCTCTGTCATGGCGCGGCTCCTTTCACCACGGCTTGCCGACGGCCTCGAACGCGGACGCCTGGCACAGTACGTTTGCGTTGGGCATCGCCGACAGCCACGCGGCCTGGAGCCCGTAGGACATCCACGGCCCGGCGCCGAAGCTGACCGACTGGGCGTAGCGGGTCGCCGACAGGGTGCTGCCGGGGTCCGCGCGGCCCGAGGCGCGGCTCACGGTGACGGTCAGCTTCGAGTTCCCCACCCCGGCGGCGAACCCGGCGCCGAACACGACCACGGCCGAGGCGTCCCAGTGGAACAGCCGGTTGGCCATGCCGCCGCCGAGCGTGGCCGGGGTCCAGTCGAGGGTCACGCCGCCGATGCGCCAGCGCAGCCCGGCGGTGCCCGAGCCCACGTCCACGATGCCGAACGCGGACAGCCGGAACATGGCGTCGCGGCGTATCCCGTACAGCGCGAACGGGTAGGCGGGCGTCAGGTCGGTGTAAACGGTGGTGCCGTGGTTGCTGCGCGGGTCGGAGTCGACCTTCGGCGACAGGAAGTGCACGTCGCCGCTGAACGTCATCTGCGACGCGAGGTTCGCCCCGGGCGGCACGGTGATGCGGGCGAGCGGCACCCCCGCCCGGCCGGGCATCTCGTCCTCGCGGATCACCCGCAGCACCCAGCGGCCGTCGTCGGGGTAGGTGTCGCACCACAGCAGGTCACGGCGGGTCACCCCCGGCGCCCCGGCGGGGACCTGCACCTGGTGGGTGATCGCCGCGCGCACCACGGCGTTGGTGCCGTCGCCGCACGAGGCCACGGCGACCCACCCGCCGGCCACGTTGAGGGTGAGCCCGGACCCGGCGGACAGCCCCGGCGGGCGGACGATGCCGCCGATCGCGTTGTCGATCACGGCGGTGATCACGGCGCGGTCGTCGACGCCGTTGTAGATGCCGGCCTGCCCCCACATCAGCAGCCCGGTGGGGTTGCCGTCGCCGTCGGTGCCCTCCAGGTCGTCGCTCATGACGGGCGGCACCTGCGGCATGGGCTCCGGGGCGACGGCCTCGGCGGGGTGCTGCCGGGTTCGGGTACGTGCGGGCATAGTGTCCTCCAGTCCGTTTACACGGGGGCCATGCGGCGGCGGAACACCGCGTTTACACGGTGGTCGACGCTGGTGAGGCGGGCGGTCAGCGGCGGGCGGGCGCGCGGCGCCGGCACGCTGACCGCCACGGTCCAGGTCACGGTGCCCTCGCCCGCCGAGACGTCGACCTGGGTGAGGCGGCCGGGCACGTCCAGCCCCGCCTCCAGCAGCGGCGTCACCAGCCGGATGGTCACGTCGTCGCCGACCCGGTAGGTGCCCGGGTCGGGGTTGGCGAGCGTCGCGGTCGCGCCGAGGTCGAGCGACGGCTCCGCGTAGATGGTCGCGCTGGTGTTGGCGCGCTCGGTGAGGGTCGATATCAGGTAGGTCTGCTCCCACGAGTCGACCGCGTCCAGGCGCGGCAGGTCGGGCTGCGGGCGGTCCACGATCACCACGGGCCGCACGGCGTCCTCGGCGGCGTCCTCGGGCAGGTCCCCCACGGCGAACGTGCGGGTGCGGAGGCTGTCGGCGTCCCACGAGGCGCTGTAGCCGGTGGCGGTGCCCGGCACCGACAGCACCAGGTAGGCGTTCCCGCCGACGCGCGGGTAGGCGATCCGCAGCGTGCACCGTGGCTGGCCGGCCGGGTCGCGGTCGTACTCGGTGCGGAACTCAGGGCCGCTGATGACCTGCGCGAGGTTCGCCAGCAGCCCGCCCCGGTACTCCCCTTCGAGGTACTCGTAGCTGCGGTCACGGGGGAACCCCGGCCCGGCGTCGGCCGCCAGGACCACGCCCACGTCCGCGACGGGCGCGGCGAGCTGCCGCGCGATCTCCGTCTGCTCGACCTGGTCGAAGCGGAGCCCGGCGGGCACGTCCAGCGCGCGCCGGTTCAGGTACCCCGACAGCTCGGTCAGCGTCAGGCTCACGTAATTCGAGCCGTCGTCGGCGATGCCGGACGGCACGCCGCACCAGTAGGGCCTCGCCCCGTAGTACGCCCAGATCTTGTAGGACCACAGGTTGGTGAGGCGGGCGCCGTCGAGGGTGCCCGGCTCCATCGGGAGGGTGACCTGCCCGGACCCGAACGCGGACAGCCGCGAGGAGCACGAGAAGCCGTGCGGGCGCAGCAGCCCCAGGTTCTGGTTCCCGACCACGGTCGACGCCCAGAACGTCCACTGGTCCGGCAGCGGCGCCGGGCGCGGGCGGGAGGACAGCGCGGGGGGGCTCATGCCCACGCGTCCCGCCACAGCAGCGTCACCGAGCCGGACCCGGTCGAGTACAGGTGCCACAGCGCCGTCGAGCGGGGCGGCACGAACATCGGGCGCGACCCGGGCGCGATCATCCCCGAGCGGTTGCCGCCGCCCGGCGCCTCGGCGACGAGCGTCGCGGTGTCCACGGCGACCTGCACCCCGGCGGCGAGCCCGCCCATGATGATCGAGTCGGTGCCGTCGGTGACGGTGGACGGCCCGAGGTCGCCGGTCCACACCGCGTAGACCGGCGCGGGCACGTTCCCGTCGTTGACCAGCAGCGCCGTGGAGTTCGCGGGCACCGACGACTCGTACCCCCACCCGTTGAGCCCGTCCGGCGGGTCGGGCTGGTCCTCGCGGGGGTGCACGTAGAAGCGCGGGTAGGGGCGGCCGGTGTCGGTCGAGGACAGGTTGGTCAGCACCGCCTGCTTCCACACCGACCCGTACAGCAGCGGGTCGGCGGCGGTCACGGTCACCTGGTAGCGCCACCCGCGCCGCCCGCCGAAGAACTCGTGGCTGAAGGTGTCGCTGTCCGCGCGGACCATCGCGGTGCGGGTGGTGCCGAGCCACGGGTCGGTGACCGCCAGCTCGGACGGCTGGCGCTCGGCGGCGAGCCCGGCGATGCGGTCGCGCCAGCCCATGATGTCCGCGCGGGGGCCGATGCACGAGCCGGTGATGGTGACCTCGCGCGGCCCCAGCACCTTGAGCCCGTAGAAGCCGCCGTCGGCGAGCGCCCGCTCGGCGTCGCCGCCGTTCAGCGGCGGCGAGGCGTACCAGCCGTCGACGTTCTCCACGATCGCGGTGAACCACTCGCTGACCCACCCCGGGTCGAGGTCCATGCCGTGCCACACGACCGGCACGAGCCGCCCGGCGCCCGCCGTCCAGTCCTCCGGGGGCGCCGGCGGGACGACCGGCGGCGGGGGCGGCGTGGGGACGGCCGGCTCCAGCGTGTACGCGCGGTCGTAGTCGCGGTCGTAGTCGCGCTCGGCGCCGGGGCCGCCGTAGCCGCGCGTCGCCTCCTCGGGTGGGGTGGTCATATCAGCCCTCCTGCGTCCGCCCACGCCATGCGCCGGGCCACCATCGCGGCCACGGCCTCCTCGGACTGCCCGGCCTGCGGGTACACGTTGATCACGGCGCCGCCGCGCTGCGCGACCCGCAGCTCGGACATGATGCGGCGCTCGGCGGTGCTCTCCCCGCCGTTCAGCGGCGAGACCAGCTCGGGGCCGCGCTCGGCGAGGTGGTAGAAGTGCCCGGACGGGCCGATGCCGACGACCTCCTCGCGCAGCACGCCGCCGCCCGCCATGGCGCGCGCGTTCTGCATCATGCTCCGCACGCTGTTGAAGACGGTGCGGGCGATCGACGCCCGCAGGCTCCCCTTCGAGGTCCCGGTGCCCGGGAAGAACGGGTTCGACTGGGACGACCCGGCGGGGCGCTCGCCCATGTTCATGATCACGAGGGCGGCGCGGCCGGGGTCGCTCTGCTGCTGCGCCAGCGCCCAGTAGCGGCCCATGTTCTGCCGGAAGAACGAGTTGACCAGCGGTATCTGCCGCTGCATCGACACCGACGGGTTGCCCGGGATGAACGCCGAGTTGGGCAGCCGCCCCGGCGGGGTCCAGCCGATGAGGCCGCGCCCCCCGGTGCCCGCCGACAGCGGGTCGCCCATCGACTCCTGGTAGATGTTCCCCGACGCGCCCGCCGCCCCGGCCGGCGACCAGCCCATGCCGATCAGCGCCCGCGCGATGGTGATGAGGTTCTGCGACTTGCTCCCGGCGGACACGGGCGCCATGCCGCCCGACATGCTGAACATCTTCTCGTAGCCGCCGCCGGCCGCTATCGCGTTCCACCGCCGCACGGTGTAGGCGCCGTTGGTGATGGTCTGCGGCCCGATCCCGGTGGCGGTCGACCTCGCGGCGAACCCCTTCCCGCCCGTGCCGATGCTCAGGATGATGTGGTGGCTGTTGACCCCCACGTCGCCGGGGCCGATCTGCGCCCACGGGATGGTCTTCATCCCGCCCCAGCTCAGGTAGTCGCCGGTCACGGGGCCGTGCGTCTTCGACGGCACCTTGAAGTTGCCGGGCAGCGGCAGCCCGGACGTGCCCGCCACGTAGGACACGAACGAGGAGCAGTCGAACCCGGTCTCGGGGTTCGCGCCGCCGCCCCACACGTAGCGCCGGCCGTTAAAGGAGGTGGCGAGGTCGATCATGTCGCCGCCCATGCCGTCCATGATGTCCGGCGTGCTCTTGCCCTTGATGAACTCGATCGCCCCGTCGATCACCTCGACGCCGAGCTTGCCGAAGTACTGCGTGAACAGGTGGTCGCTCTTGCCCATGCCCTCGGCGGCCTTGCGCAGCGGCGAGGTCATCGCCTCGAACGCCTCGGCGGCGGCCCACCGCAGCATGCCGCTGAACTCGTCCACGATGCCCTTGCCGAGTTTGAGCGTCTCGTCCCACGCCTTCACCGCGCCGCCGGCGATGCCCTTCGCCCACGCGCCGGGGTTCGCCCAGCTCGGCCAGCGCGGCGTCGGCGCCATGCCCTCGCCCGCTCCCCCGCCGCCGCCGCCGACCATGCCGCCGTCGGCGTAGCGGGGCAGCCCCCGCAGGAACCCGTAGCCGAGCCCGCGCGCCTGGCGCTTCGTCAGCACCCACTCCCCCGGCTCGGCCATGATCAGCTGCGTGTCGCCGCCGCCGTAGCCGCCGGGCACGCGGCCCCACCACGGGTCGGCCGCGGCAGGGCGTGTAAACGCCGCCGCGGGGACCTCGCCGCCCTCGCGGAACCCGCCCGGCAGCGCGATCGACGGGATCGCCGGGATGCCGATCTTGGTAACGAGGGCGTTGATCCCCTTCACCAGCGGGTTGACGATCTTGTCGACCACGAACCGCACCGGGGCGCCCACGGCGGACTTGACCTTGTTCCACGCGTTGCCGACCGCGTCCGCGACGGCGCCCCACGCCCGCGCCGCGTTGTCGCGGATCGCGTTCCACGTGTTCGCCATGCCGGTCGAGATCCACGTCCAGGCGAGGCGGCTGATGTTCTTGATGTTCTCCCACGCGGCCCGCACCGCGTTCCCGATGGCGCCCCACAGGCGCGTCGTGATGCCGAGGACGCCGTTCCACGCGCCGGTCACGGCCTGCTGCACCCAGGCGCCGGCCTGCCCGGTCAGGTTGCGGATGCGGCCCCAGGCGGCGCTGATCGCGCCGAAGATCGCGTTCCACAGGCGGGCCGTGGTCGCCGAGATCCAGTTCCACGCGTTCGCGACGGCCTGCTGCACCCACGCCGCCGCGCCGGCGGTCACGTTGCGGATGCGGCCCCAGACCGCGCTCACCGTGGACAGGATGGCGTTCCACACGCGGGCGGTCAGCGCCTGCACGGCGTTCCACGCGGCGGTGACGGCGGACCGCACGGCGTTCGCGGCGCCGGTCGCGATCGACCGGATGGCGTTCCACGCGGCGGTGAGCGCGCCCCGGATCGCGTTCCACACGGAGGTGGTGACGGACAGCAGCGCGTTCCACGCGGCGGTCACCACGCTGCGGACGGCGCCGACGGCGGCGGCGGTCCCGGCCTTGATCTGGCCCCAGTAGCGGATCACCATGATCACGGCCATGCCGATCGGGCCGGTGATGATCCCGAGGACCAGCGGCCAGTTCGCGCGCAGCCACCCGAGCACGGCGCTGACTACCCGCTGAACGGTGCCGTAGACGGCGTTCCACACGGTCGTGGTCGCCGAGGAGACCGCGTTCCACGTGCCGACCGCGACGGTGCGGATCGCGTTCCACATGGCGATCCAGAAATTGCGGAACGCGGCCGACTTCTGCCATGCGATCGCGAACGCGGCCACCAGGCCGATGATCGCCAGGACCACGAGCCCGATCGGGGAGGTAACCCAGGCGTAGTTGAGGGCGAACACGGCGAACTTCGCGCCGTTCACCACGGCGGTGTAGAGGGTGGTCGCGAGGGCCGCCGCCTGCATGGTGAGCTGGTACAGCTTGAACGCGACGACCACGGCGGCGACGCCCCCGGCGACCGGCCCCAGCCAGCCGCTGAACCGCCCGGTCACCCCCACCAGCACGTTGAGCCCGGCCGCCGCCCAGCCGATGACCTGGGCGAGCCCGTTCATTACCGCCGTGACGGCGGGTATGGCGCCGCGCATCGCGTTGGCGAGCTTCTGCCCCCACTCCACGGCGTAGCCGCCGCCCTTGGGGTCGATGAACGGGGCGACGAGCGCCGCGCCCACGTCGCGCATCGCGCCCTTGAGCGAGTCGGTCGTGCCCGCCCAGGTGGTCTTCAGGTTGTCGGCCGCCCCGCCGAACTGCTTGTCCATGCCCTTGGTGAGGGCGTCGAGGGCGACCGTGGCGTCGAGCGACCCGGCGGTGATCTCCTCCTTGATCTGGGTGCCGGTCTTGCCCATGGCGGACCCGATGAGGTCGGCGGCGTTGATACCGCGCTGCGCGAACTGCATGAGGTCAACGCCGGTGATCTTCCCGGCCGCCTGTATCTGCGACATGACCAGCGTGACCTCAGAGAGCGTCTGGGCGTTGCCGCCGGTCGCCGCCACGGTGTCCTGGATCGCCGACAGGTAGGGGATCACCTTGTTCGACTCGATGCCGAAGCTGACCATCTGCTGGGTCGCCTCGATGAACGCCTGCCGGGGGAAGGGGCTGGTCTTGGCGAACCGCTGGAGGTCGGACAGCATCTTGTCGGCGGCGTCAGCCGAGCCGAGGACCGTGGTAAAGGCGGCCCGGCTCGTCTGCATGAGCGTGTTGTACTCGACGCCGGTCTTGATGACCGACCCGCCGAGGATCGCGATGCCGGCCGCCGCCGCCTTGCCCGCGAGCGGCATCGCCTGGAGCGAGGCGAGCATGCCGGACAGCCCGCCGCCCCCGCCGCCGCCCGTGTTGCGGGCCATGGCGCCCTGGAGCGAGGTCCCCATGCGGGAGAACGCGCCGGAGATGGACTCTGCCGCGCGGCCCCCGGCGGACTGAACGGCGCTGAACGCGCGGCTCAGCCCGTTGGTGATGGAGTTGCCGCCGGACCCGCCGGCGCGGCTGAACGCGCCGCTGACCGCCTCCGCCGCCCGCCCGCCGGCGGACTGCACCCCGGCGAACGCCCTGCTCAGCGAGTTGGTGACCGCCGAGCCCGCCCCCCCGAACGCGCGCCCGAACACCGACGAGGCCGCCGCCGCCGCCCGCCCGGCCGCCGACTGCACGCCGTCGAACGCGCGGGCGAGCCCGCTCGTCACGGCGGACCCGGCGCCCCCGAACGCGCGCCCGAACACCGACGCGGCCGCCGACGCGGCGCGCCCGGCCGCGCCCTGCACGGCGCTGAACGCGCGGCCGAGCCCGTTGCTGACCGCCGTGCCCGCCCCGCCGAACGCGCGGCTGAACACCGACGACGCCGCCGACGCGGCGCGGCCCGCCGCCGTCTGCACCCCGGCGAACGCGCGGCTGAACCCGGTAGCGACCCCCGACGCGGCGCGGCTGAACCCGGACGTGACCGCCGACGCGGCGCGCGAGGCCGCCGAGGACACACCGGACCACGCGCGGCTGAACCCGGTGCTGACCGCCGCCGCCGCGCGCTGCGCCGCCGAGGTCACCCCCGACCACGCGCGGCCGAACGTCTGCTGGGTGGTCTCCGCGCCCGACAATGCCGCCTTGCGGACCGACGCCTCAAGCTGGGTGGTGTCGGCCGTGGCGACTACGACGAGGCGGCCGTAACGAGGTGGCATCGCGCTCCGTCCTCACCCCGGGCACCTTGGCGATGGCCAGAATCGCGTCGGCCCACGACGCGGCCTTCGCCGGGGCCTCCGTGACCGTTCCCGCCAGGGCGCGCGGCTGCGCCCGAGCGGCGTCAACGGCTCGTTTACGGGCCGATTCCGCGGCGGCGTTGACCGGGCTCCGCTTGGGCCGGGGCACGGGCTTAGGCTTGGCGGCGCCCTTGGCGCCGTGCGCCTTCAGCGTGACCCAGGTCAGGTACGCGACGTGATCGATGAGCGCGGCCAGCAGGTCCGCCTCGGTCGACCACTGCTCCCCGCCCCGCCGCGCCGACGGCGGGACGCGGTCGAGCAGCACCTTGACCCGCCGCGTGCTCACATCGGGGTCGAGCACGTCGACCCCGTAGGCGGCGAGCATCGCCGCCTCTACGTCCGGGTCGAACCGCGCTGCTGCGGCGGCCCGGAATTTGGGAGGTTCTCCACCCCGGCGGCCTCGGCGAGCTTGTCGAACAGGGCGGTCATCTCGCCCACGTCCAGCCCGGCGTCGCACATCGCGGCGAACGCGTCCTTGCCCAGCAGCGCCGGCAGGGCCTCGTCGAGCTGCCCGGCCGCCACCGACACCAGGGCCTTAACGGGCCACTTGCGCTGCGGCGGCACCTCGTAGTCGGCGCCCTTGTAGGTGAACGCGAAAGGGACGAGGTCCGCCTCGGTAGCGGCGGCCCTTGCGGCCGTTTCGAGATCCCACTTGACCGCCGTCCTCACCGGGCCGTGCCCGTTCGCCGTTGCCGTGCGGGGCGCCGTCACTGTCCGCCGCCGGTCCCGCCGGCGCGGGCCGCTGCCCGTGCCTGCGCGTCGGCCCGGCTCACGCGCGGGACGCGCCCGGCCTGGCCCTTGGTGTCCGCCTCCTGGTGGCGGGCCACGGCCTCGGCGACGACCTCGAAGCTCGCCGCCTGCTGCCCGCCGCCCGCGCCCGTTCGCGACGAGGGCCCGATGCGGATCTTCGCGAGCGAGCCGCCGTCGTCCAGCGCCGACAGGGTGACGTCGAGGGGGATCGCCGCGCCGCGCTGGATCTGCATGTCGCCCACGTCGGTCAGCGACGCGCGGGGGAACACGATGCGCATCACCCGGTCGGCGTCCTGGGTGTCGATGCCCACGGCGTAGACGTGCTGCGCGCTGTCGGTGCGCACGTCCATCTCCAGCGACCCGTCCTCGTCCTCGACCGGCATGTCGCCGTCGAAGTACAGGGCGATGGTCTCGGCGTTGAGCTGCCACATGGTGAACTGCACCGTGACGCCGCGCGAGGTGATCACCGACCGGATCGGGACGACGGACTGCCACGGCGTGATGTCCGCCGAGTCGGTGGACTGCCCCACGGTGGGGCCGTCGTCGCTCAGGTAGCCGAGGCAGGACCACGGGGGCGCCCAGTCCTCGGTGGTGTCGGCGGGGCCGGGGGTGCTCGCCGGGGCGAGGTAGATACCGGGGCCGTTGGCGGTGCCTACCTGCACCTCGGCCGGGTCGAGTACGCCAGTTGCCATGTTTAAACGCCTCCAACATCGGGCAGGTTCGCCGGCCGCCTCGGATGGCACCAGACGGCGTACCGGGCTACGTAGCGAGGGCGGGGGTCCGGCAGCCAGAACGGGCCGTCGGTCACGTCCACCCGCGCGATCACGCCGTGCGGGTGAGCCCCCCACGGCATGAGCTTGATGGCGCGCCGGCAGGCGTCGGCGCGCTTCCACGCGGTGCTTTTCGAGTTGGCGCGCACGTCCACCTGGACGTCGACCACGCTCAGCCAGCCGCGCGGCTGGCCTTCCGTCGCGGCGAAGCACCACGTCACGGTCCCGCCGAGGTTGCGCACCGCGTCCCGGGCCGCCAGCTCGACGGCGGGGCGCGCGTACCGCAGCACCGGGTCGGGATGGCCCGCCCCGGCGGGCACGCGGGCGCCGGCCCGGCGGGGCGGGTGGGTGGTCACGGCGAACCGCACCACGTACCGGGGGCGGCCGTCGGGGTCGGGCTCCCACCACGGGCCGCCGATCACGTCGACGGCCGCGATCACGCCGTTGATCCCGGGCGCCCACGGCAGCGCCGCCACCACCCGGCGGACCTCGTCGGCGCGGTCGGCGGCGAGGGCCTTCGTCGCGGCCCGCACGTCGACCTGGATGCCGCTGGTGGTGATCCACGCGCGGGGGTCGCCCTCCTCCGCCCACAGCGCCCAGTCGACGGTCCCGCCGAGGTCTTTAACGGCGAGGTAGACGATCCACTCCACGTCGGTGCGCCGGTGGGCGAGGGCGGGGTCGGCGCCGGGCGGCAGCGGCACGTCGGGCGCGGCGGTGATCAGCAGCCCGGCGAACGCGGTAGCGCGCACGGCGTCGGTCACGGTCACGGTGACGGGGTGCAGCCCGTAGTCGGCGACGGTGCCCCAGATGCGGTCGCCCGCGAGTTCCAGCGCGTCGGGCAGCCCCTCGGCCTCCCACGTGTACGGGGGCCGGCCGCCCTCGGCGGTCAGCCGCGCCGAGTAGGGCTCCCCCGCCGTCGCGGGCGGCAGGACGGCTGTCACGGCCAGCTCGGCGGGGGAGGTCACAGGCTCGCGCCCCTCGCCCGCGCCACGGCCCGCCCGAGCATCGCCCGGGGCGCCATGTGGCGGGTGCCGTACTCCACGAACCGCGCGTACGGGGTCTCGTTGAATACCTCGCTGTCGCCGTCGGCCTTGGTGCGGGTCCGCCACGCGCCGCGCAGCCGCCCGGTGTCGACGGGCGTCCCGGCGCGCGCGTCCGCCGCGACGCCCCGCGCGATGTCGGCGATGCCGTCGCGGCACGCCCGCCGGGGCGCCTTGGCGTCGGTGACCTGGAAGCGCGAGCTAGGCAATGGCGATCACCCGCCGCGCCGCCTCGTACCGCTCGACCTCGGCGTCCAGGCGCGGGATCACCATCGCCCCGTACGCGTCGGGGTAGCCGGTCATCTGCACGGGCAGGGTGCCCAGCGGCAGCCCCCGCGCCGCCGACGCGCGCGCGCAGCGGCGGAACATCGCCATGCGCAGCCCGGCGTCGTAGGGGTCGGTGTCGCAGAAGTCCTCCTGCACCTGCCGCTCGCCGAGCAGGACGTCGGCGAGGACGTGATCGGGCAGCTCGACGCGGGGCACGCCGATCCACTCGCGGACCTCGTCGACGGTGGGCGGGTCGGCGGGCACGCGCGGGCGCGCGGGGTCGCAGCCCGCGCCCGCGTCGCGCCCGCCGAGGCCGCTCACGCGCTACTCCCCCGGGCTCAGGTTCACGGTGCGGGCCGGGGTGACGCCCCGGCGCCGCCCGGCGCGCAGCGCGTCGCCGCCCTCGTCGCCGCCGTTGCCGCCGCCGTTGCCGGGGGGGCCGCCGACGCCGAGCTGCGGCACCTCGCCCGTGCACTTGACGACCGCCGCCGCGTTGGTGACGGCCACCCGGCCGCGCGCCTCGGCGAGGATGACCATCTTGTTGCGCAGGAAGTACTCGGCATGGCTGTCGGTGATCAGCACCTGCGTCTGCTGCCGGTCGAAGAACGTCACGGCCTCGCGGAAGTCGCCCACGTAGGCGGTGCCGCTCGGCAGGTTCGGCAGCGCGACCGGCGACAGCCCCCAGAACGCGTTCTGGATGTTCATGCCCGCCCCGGTCAGCCGCAGCATCTCCATGTCCATCGCGGCCCAGTCCATGGGATTGAGCAGCACCGCGTTCACGCCGAACCCGGCGGTGTCGACGGTCGCGATGCCCGCCCGGATCACGGCGAGCAGCTCGGTCGCGCCCCCGTCGAGCCCGGGAATGTTCGGGTCAGACGTGAGCTGGCGGCCCGCCTCGTAGTTGATCTTGCGGATCACGCCACGGCGCAGGAACGAGTCGACGATGGTGCGGATCTGCGGGATGTCGTCCAGCGCCTGGCGCGTGATGCCCTTCCACCACGCGTAGGTGGAGATCGGCACGGCCTTGATCTCGCCGGCGAGGGCCGCCTCGGGCTTCATCTCGCCCTCGGGCACCTCGGCGGCCATGTTGTCCTCGTCGCCGGGCTCCCAGTACATGTACTCGACCGAGCCCATCGTGGTCGGCACGCGGCCGATCACGTCGAACAGCGGGGTGCGGAACGCGGCCTCCGTCGGGCCGCCCCAGACCATCGGCGCGAGCCCCTCCATGTTGGAGGCCATGATGTTCTGCCCCTGGCCGAAGCTGAACGCCTGGCGCTCCTCCACGCCGAGGAAGTCCCCGGTAATGGTGAACGACCCCGACGAGCCGTGCTTGTTGTACGACTTGAACTCTTCCGACTCGGTGAACCGCGTTCCCCACGACTTGACCGCCGCCCGCTGCTCCGGGGGGGTGCGCCGCGCGGCCTCCTCGCGCGCGGCCCGGTCGGCGTCCGCGCGGGCGAGGGCGGCCTGGTGCGCCCCGTAGACCTCCGCGAACTTCGCGGCGCCGGTCTCGGCGGCGGTGATCCGGCCGATCTCGGCGTCGAGGAACTTGAGCCGGTCCACGATGCCGTCGTAGGTCTTGCGCTCGTCCTCGGTGAGGTCCCGGGCCGCCCCGGCGGCGGTGCTCTGGAGCTGGTCCAGCACGGCCGCCTGCGCCTGGCGCTCCTCGATCTTGGTCTTCAGGTAGACGTTCACTGTCGACGCGTTCATGTGCCCTCCCCGGGCGCGATCGGATGATCGCGCCGCCGGCGGGGCACGCACAGGCGCGGCGCATTAGGGAACGGCCGCCGGCGGGGCACGCACGGGCGCGGCCTGATGAGGTTGTGTCGCCGGCGGCGGGGCTCGCACGGACCCGGCGGTAAAAGCGTCACGGCCGCCGGCGGGGCACGCACAGTCGCGGCGTGTAAACGCTCCGTGCCTATTGTGGGCCGCGCACGGCGCCGCGCGCAAGCTCCGCGATCGCGGACCGCTCCGCCAGCGCCGTGTCCCACTTGACCGCCAGGAGCGCGGCCACGGTCGCCGCGTCGGCGGCGGCCCGCA